CACAGGCCCCTTGATTTCTGGTGGGACTGTCAATTGACCACATAACAGAATCAGTGAAAGGATCATTTTGATTCTCGCTGCAAAATGTACTGCTGTCCCCTGCAAGCTATGGTATCCATCTGTTTTACAATTGTGGCTGTATTTTCAGCCAGTTTTTTTTGTTCTGTGTTCAGTTTTTCAAGGTGACCATCCAGCTTGTCAAGAAATTTACAGTGCTGGTCCCTAACTGGAATCAGGATGTGCTGTGCAAACCACCACCCCGCTGCACCCACACCGAATAGAATCAGTCCCATCAGGTATGTGTTCGGTCCCAGTTCGCGTGCCACTTCATTCATTGTGTGCCCCCCAGATCCATCCAGACTACGCTTTTGTGTAGGTAGGATACTATGTGTGTTAGCCGATATTTTGACAGTGGATGCATGGTGTGGGTCAATGCCCTGTATCCGCCCAGATAGGTGTCTGGTCCACCCACTATCTGGTGGGAATCCTGTGTCAGAATCAATCGTTTCCACTTCTTTGTCTGCTGTGCCCAGTCCAGAAATTCCACCACCATCCTGTCCGGCCAGTGGTGCAGAACATCCTTGCACAGTGCCCAGTCCCCAGCAGGTAGGTTTTCCCTATCCCTGAAAAAGTCCATATGCAGCCAGATCTTTTTGGGGTACAGTTCCTGTAGTTTTGTGATGTTGCTTTTGGTGCAGTCAACACCCACATAGGCCACATTTTCCAGTGCCATTCCTACAGATCCATCACCACAGCCTAAGTCCACCACAGACCGTGGTCTGTTCCCATCAGATGACCATGCAATCAATGTGTTGATCAGGTCCACATATGGTCTAGCCTCAGTGGATACATTAGAACCAGGCCCACTGTTCCCACCCCAGATTTTCTTGTTATAGATCATCTCAAAAGTCTTTTCAGAATCCTTAATGTCAGACAGGAGTTCAGCGAACATCCCGAATACTTCCTGCTCCCGTGGTAGGTTCCATTTTGGAGCACTGTAGGACTGTTTCCCTTCTGGAATGTGTTCGTGCCTGTACAGTTTCCCCTGACAGCGATGAACCACCAATGGCTTATCCCGTTCAATGCCACAGACAAAAGCCGTGGATATCCATGGTGCAGGTCCTATATTGTGCCACAGGGATCGGTCATTCTGTGCAGCCAAAACCACCCTGTAAGTGTCCTGATCACCAAACATGTGCCGATAGTAGTAGTCCGAATGTTGGTTCATCCAGTGGGTAATCAGCAGAGTTTTCCACAGTTTCTTCCTGTGGATTGCGAGCTGTCCACCTTGAATGCCTGGTACACCTCTGTCCCCACTGGGCCAGACGTTGGTCCACTTCACGTTGTTGTACATACTTTCAAAATCTGACCAAAACACGAATGGTGCATTGTGTAGCTGGTTCAGCAGTGGTTCAGGATCCCTAACAAAATAAGCGTCTGCATCGATGTACAGAACACGTTCAAAACCGCAGTGGACCAGTGCATATAGTTTTTGTTCCCATCCTCTTAGGATCCTGCTGGGATTGTACAGGGATGAATGCACCAGACTGTTGATGACTTCCACACCGGGAATCTGTTTCAGCAGTGCCAGTGGTAGTGGTTCCTGATCTGGTCCCCTGTGCCAGACTTGGATGGGTAGTGTGCTTCCTGTTTTTCTTAGCATTCGACAGGCGATGACAATTCCTTCTGAAAACTTTCCCCCGCCCACAATAACCACACCATCCCCAAAACATTGTTCTGGTGGTGGTAGTACCTGTTCTTTCATGCTGATTAGGCTGTCCAGTGCGTTGTAATGCATCTGGACAGCATCCATCCCACCAGGTTCAGCGATGTGGGGGTAATTTGTTTCAGGTCCCTGAATGGGGTCTGGTAAGTTTCCATAAATCATTCTGGTCATTCGTCACCCACTTCAAAATTCACACAGCTAGTGCAGATGTGCCACTTGTTGGTGTTACCTCTGGTGACACATTCGCCATGGATGCTGCACTGGTGTCTAGGTCCACAGCCACAGGATGGTTTTTCCTCAATTAGCATTCCCAGATGAATGCATGGCTTTTTCAGCCTCATTTTCACCTGTGCTACCCTGACAGCCAACATTCTGGATGCGTGCTGTTCTGATGGTGTTTTTAGCCATTCCTGAACCTGTTCCCTGTACTGAATCCATCCAGAAACTCTGGTCATCCAGTCATCTGGGAGTTTACCCCATGCAGACAGTTTCCTGTCATCATTCAGGTACAGGATGACTCCCACACCTGCACAGTTTTCCACTATTTCTTCCGGTTTCATGTTGGACATCCACAGGGAATAGGTCCACTGTTCTGATTATGGGTGGTACCTGGTGCAAGTCCAGCATTGCTGCAAGTGCATGTACCTGATCCCACCACTACACCATACTGGTTAGTGCATCCTGTCAATGGCACCCATTCCAGGAGGAATGCATCCCACCAAAAACTGCATTGTGTGCAGCTGCATCTGTTGGTGTTCCCACCTAGAACACAGTTAATCTGATATTCCTCTTCCTCATAATTTCCCATCCGTGGTGGTGATGGACAGCCACAACAGGGTTCAGAGGAACCACTACCCCCACCACATCCATCAATAATTGACCATGCATAGGACATAGTGGCTTCAAAATAAATCCACCGCCACAGACAGGAGGAACAGCCACAGGCTGTGCAACAGTTACATGGTCCTATGCTGTAGGTACTCATGCTATTGTGATCGTCCGTTTAGTCACCACTATGTTCCCGCCCACACACTGCACATCTGTTACTACCTCTATTGTATTACCTGACTGTGCCCCACCAGAACCTGATCCTGCACCAGATCCACTACCAGCCACAGATCCAGACAGTCCTGATCCACTGACCACACTACCACTGGCTACTGATCCTGACACACCAGACCCAGACAGCACACTACCACTGGCTATTGATCCTGATACACCAGATCCACTGGCTATTGACCCAGAATCGACCACAGAACCGCTGGTAATGATTGATCCACTGGCTACAGATCCTGACAGCACAGACCCACTGACAGCAGATCCAGACACACCAGAACCAGACCCAGATTCAGACCCACTGATTATCAGTCCACTATCTGGTGCAGATCCTGATTCAGCAGTACAGGGAACATCCAGAGTCTCGCCAAACACAGTACCTGGTGTGGTGGGGAATGCACATGGCCCACATGCATCAGAACAGGTGGTGGTCAACAGTGCCCACTGAATACCAGTCCACCAGTAATGACAGGTCCCTGTGCAAGCCCCTGACCCACTGCTGGTCACAGATCCTGACACACCAGAACCAGATCCACTGACCACAGATCCACTGATTACAGAACCACTGGCTATAGATCCAGAAGCCCCACTGAACACACCAGAACCACTGCCTGAGACACCAGATCCAGACCCAGATTCACCACTGGTCACACCTGCAATTAGCTGCACCAGGTACACAATTTTGGAATCGGCACTGTAACCAGCTAAACGGCCCAGATACCTTTTTCTGGTCAGGTCATCATTGTTTACATCCCTAATCAGAATGTCTGAAAATTCAGTGTATGTGTTGAGTTTTGAGTCGTATTTTAGCAGTTTCCCAGCGTAGTACCCATAACCATTCTTGGTGGTACTGGTAACCAACACAGGGTGGATAATGGGACTGCTACTGGCTTCATAGTTTACATTGTCTGCATTTCTGTTAGTTAATTGACCAGATTCAAAATCCAACAGCATCCTGCTGATCCTGCTGAAACTATCACCGTCGACCAGATATCCAGCCATGGGACACCTCTTTTATAGGCTGGGGAACGCGATTCTGGGGTAAACGTGGAATACCTGATAGGTTGCAGTTTCGCTGGGTTTCCGTGCGAAACCGTTTTCATCCAGATAGACTGGTGTGGAAACTATACCACCCAGAGGTGATATAATGTCCTCAAACTCGTCCAGAACCAAAGACCGTTGACGTTTCCCCACATTCGCAATAACAAAAGACCACCCATCTGGTCTGTATTCAAACACCAGTGTCCAGTGCCAATAAGACAGACCCTTTTCATATACCCTGTTTGCATTCACAGAATTCAATTTTGCAAGCCCTGCACCAACAGCATATGGTCCCAGAATGAATGAAGCCTGATTCAGTTTCCCGATAGATGAAATCCATGTGGATGTGACTGGATTTAGGCTGTTTAGCCCCACTGTGATGGTTGCTCCGCCCTTGACTATTTCTACAGGTGGTAGGAATGGATCACCAGCAGAGTTGGCAATTTTGTTTCCATATCTGTCGAATTTCACAGCCAGTGGGTAACTGGTAGTACTAACTGTGTAATCCCTTGCTCTAAGCAATGGGTTTTCTTCCCTATCTGCTGGATCCTGTCCCTGTTGCTGTGTATCTACAGATGGATCTTTTGCATCATCGACAATGTATGCATAATTTACAGTGACTCGCCATAAGTATGGATCACCTTGATCCTGTGATGGTGAAATACTGGTGCAGAATGCATTCACATCTTCTGGGTATGCAGACCAGATTCTGGGTAGTGATGGATGACTGGCTGCATACGCTGGACCATATGCCCAGTCATTAGTCCTGACTAGGAAAACCCTAGTGTATGTTCTCTGGTATTTCTGATCCACATTAGCTGTGCGACCTTCAGCGACTTCCACAAAATGTGTATATGCCATGGTAGGTATCCTTTATTTGGGTGCAACAGCCACAGCTGGTTTTCCTTTTGCCGCATTCATTGCAGCTTCCTTTTGTGCATCTGCTATACGTTTCTGCTCGTTTAGCTGTGCCTGTGCGAACACACCAGCTTCATTTGCTGCAGCCACTAATTTGTCCAGCCGCTCAACTTGCAATTCAGATTGCCTAGCCTGGTTCAACATTGCAGCCTTTAGTTGAGACTGAAAATCCTGTTCTGTTAGCTGCATCTTAGCCCTGATTTCCTGTTCCACCGCTGCACTGGATCCCTTAGTCATGGTCTGGGGTAGGTTCTGATCTGGGGCTGTTCCAAAATCCTTGATCAGCTGTTCAAGATCCTTTCCTACCTGTCGTCTTAATCCCTGTTTGAATTTCAGGTTCAGTGCTGCATCTGCACCGACTGCCTGTTTCACCTGATTCAGGCTGTCTGTGATTTTGCGGGAAAATTCTTCCATTGCTGTGGCATTAGCTCGCATCAGATCCAATGTTTTTACTTTCAGATCCTTATTTATCATTTCCAGATCTTCTACGCGTTGTTTTTCCTGTTTCCTTAGGTTTTCCAGTGCAGCCGCTGCATTGTTTGCATTCTTGGCTAGTTCTTTTGCTGCATCATTGATTTTGTTTTGTGCCTCAACTGCTTTCTTTTCAGCGTCTTTTTCCATATCTGCTTTTTTCATTTTCTCTCTGACATCGGCAAAAGTTTTGGCAATAGGTGCAGTGTTTGTACCAGGTGCATTTTGTGCAGCAGTGTCTGCATGTGCTATTTTCACCTTCAGATTCATAATGTCTCTGCTCATGTTTTTTACATCTTGTTCTGTTGCAAGGTTCAATGCCCTTGTCAACATGGTCCTATCTTCCCCACCGAATATGGGGTCAGTGGCCACAAAAGTAGCTTTTTTTGCCTGTAGGGTTAGTAGCTGTGCTTTATCCATGATGTTCTGGAAAGTACCAGCAGACTGTTTGATCCAGTCGTACAATTTCACACCAGCCATAACCAGTGATTCAGCTATGTCCACCACTAGGTTTCTGGAATTCCTGAAAACTGCTTCCAGACCATCTGCCTTTTTTGGATCAATTGCAAGGCCCAGACTTTCTGATATCTGGTCAATGATGGTTTTGACTGCTTCCATTCCCCCACGGAATGCAGCAATAACACGTTCAGGATTCAGGGCATTGATCAGAGTTTCACCAACACTGGTTAGAACAGCAGTGAAACCTTCCTGCAATTTGTCCAGCTGTCTGCTAAATGTTGAACCGATACCTTCTGCTGCAGCCTTTGCAGCAGGGTTATTACTTGCCCTGAATACTGCTGCAACAGCAGTGCTAGTCATGACTGCATTATCACGGACTTTCTGCATCGCTGTTTCAACAGTGTAAGCTTCTCCTGTGACTGCTGACAGTTCCTCTGCAAGTGCCTCGAATACCTTAAGTCCACTAGATTGTAGTTGCTGCAATGGACCTTCTGTGGCTGTGGCTGAAACCCTTAGCTGTGCGATGGAACCAGCCACTGCATCTGCACCAGCTGTACCACCACCCAGAATCTGGACAGCATTGCCCAGCCTAGACATTATGTTTCCTGCAGCCTGGACAGACAGGCCCAGACCAGTCAGGGTAGTGAGTGATTTTGTAAGGTTAGTGAGTGGAACCCCAGTGTCTGCAGCCTGCTTTTGCAGTTTTCGGAATGCGTCCACACCCTGCACAGCAGAACCAGCCATGTACCCTAATTTGATCTGTGCAGCCTGTGCATCACCACCCAGTTTTAGAATCCCAATGGAAGCTTGAATGGGTCCCAGTACCAACATATCAAAAGCACCCTTAAGCAGGGTGATTCCAGATAGTGCTTCAGTAAAAAACCCTGCACCAGGTGCCTTGGGTTTATTGGCTTCTTCCTTTTTCTTTTCAGCTTCTATGTCTGCTAGGATCTGTTCCTTAGTCATGTTCATGCGGCGTTTTTGAGTTTCTTTGTCTTTTAATGCCTTGTCCCTTTCAAGTGCATTCATGTTTTTCAGGGATTCAGCAAACATTTCCTTTTCTTTTGTCTTCTTTTCTTTTGCGATATCTGCTTTAACTTCTTCCGCAGTCATGGCCATTCTGCGCTTTTTTGTTTCCTCAAAAGCAATTGCCTGTTGCCTTTGCAGTTCGTTCATGTTGGCGAGTTTTTTCTGAAAGATCGCTTCTTCTTTTGAGTCTGGTTTCCCTGTTTCTTTCATTTTGTCATTGCTGGACTTGGCTGCAGCTTCCACCTTCTGCAAGGTTTTGGTCATGGAAGCTGCGCCCTTTTCAGCTTCTTCCCCATTCCAGCCCATCTGGACAGACATTTTTGCAATACTAGCCATTGTCTGTCCCCTTGACTGGGACCAGTCCCAGACTGGTCAGGTACATTTTGGCTGCAGCCAGTTCATCTAGGCTAGCCACTTTTTTCTGTTCTGCCGGTTTTGATTCTACACTTTTTGGTTCTGGGATTGCACATGGATCAGCAGGTAAAAAGTCCTGAACTTTAGATTGTGATGACCATGCAGCCACACTAGCCCATGCAGCAACAGCCCCACGAACATCAGCCCTGTATTCACCCCATGGGTCTAGCCAAGCCAGTGCTACCCATTCTGTTAATTCAGAACTGGACAGCCTCTGTTCTAGTTCGGAAACAGTGCAGCCCAGATGACCAGCCAGGCGAAACATCACCCGCCTGACTGGTCTTTTCCTCAGTTTTTTTCCACTTCCTCTGTTTTCAGACCACAGAGAAGTGCAGCCTGGTCCCACAGCCTGTCCACCACATGTGCTGGTAGACTGCTGATGGTGGAAACCTCTGAATCTGTGAACAGCCTGTTACCATCCTGATCACAGATCGACAGGACCAGAAGTCTAGCCCTGAAATCCGTGTACTTACTCTGTCCCTGCTGGTCGATCTGGTAACCATCATACTGGTCCCTCTGACCAGCTGTGATATCCCGTAAATGAATAGTCCCACCCCATTCTGGGACTGGGACTTCTATGATTTTGGGCCTAGCCTGTGCTAGTAGCTGTTCCCTGTTCAGACCCATACATCACCCCTTAGTACTTATCAGACCGTTGCATGGTAACCGTGTATTGCAGTGCATCATCAGACGCTGCAATTTCTGGTTCACCTACTTCTGTGACATACCCATCATATCGGAACAGGTCATCAACAGTAGAACCCGTGGACAGGTCCACAGTGATTCTGGTGTGTGTGCCAGAAGTCAATCGGGTTTTCAGGGTGGTTATCTGGTTACTGGCTGTGGCTGTGTCATCCAGATAAAAAGTAATCTGTAGTGTGCCTTTATCATTCCTGCTGGGTAACCGCTGCAATGTGGTGTCACCCAGTGCTGTCACATCAGCCATTGCACGCGTAACAGCAGACCCACCGATACTTTTTACATTAGTTAGGACTGTAGCTGCACCAGGTGAACCTGATGTCAATGTGGCAATTGAAGCCACTGCACCCGCTGGAAATTGAATCGCCATGGATCACCCCCTTATGTTATTTCATACGACCCTATTACATCCACTGTCGTGGTTCGGACTGGTTCATCTGCACCATCGGCTAAAAACTCTGCTATGTCCCCCTCATCATCCACCCTTAGTGTGTGGACAGTGACACCAGACATAACAGTTCGTGTTGAAGCCAGTGCGATTTTCGATGTTATCCAGTCCACCACAGTCTGAACACCAGATCTGGTGGTAGCTGCACAGGCGAATGTCACCCGTTCAGTGTAGTAAATGCTGGTGTTACTCACTAGCTGTGTTCGCTGTCTGGACACACCAGCATAGTGGACGAATGGTAGTGGTAGACCAGTCCCTGTGACCTCTGGACTGATTCCACCAGGTATGGTTGCTGCATACCCTGTTTGTTCTGTCAGGTAGGTCCTGAGAACCTTTCCTAGTAGACTCATGATGTTTCCCCATTACTGACAGGGGAAGCTTTTCCAGCCTTGACCAGCTTTTCAATTTCTTTATTGACACTGTCTGATGTGATGGAAACAGCCTGTGATTTTGAAGCATCCATCGCTGGTCTTAGGAATGGTCTAGCTGGAACCCTTACCATTCTCCCACTGCGCCAGAGCTTGTTCATGGACCCATTCTCTACCAGATGGGAATATCTACTGGGTTCAATGGAAACCGTGGTGTTTTTGTATGTGGGCTGTCCTGCTGCTCTTTTGTACCACTTGACCCAGCCAACAGTTCCCATTCCTTTTTTTGCACCGATAATTCCTATCCATGTGGATGTGCCCTGTGCGTTTTTTGGCTTTCTAGCCACATTCGTTATAGACTTTTTAAGTGACCCACTGGAACCATACATGGCAACACTTTTACTGCCTATCCTGATGGACTTTCTTCGAGATGGTGCCCGTGCTTTTGCTGCATTCTTGACTATTCTTCCAGTCATGGTTGCAGACCGTTTGAATGCTGCATTCAGGGATTTTGGGAAGTCTCCCAGAATCCT